TGCTCCAAAGAAGAACAAAGGTGGGCGGCCACGCAAACCAAGGCCAGAAACTGTGCAGGTGAAGCGTCCTGTTAACCTCGGCCAACCTATCAAGCCAGAGTCTTGGGACGGTCGTTTTCAATCCGTTGAGCCAATGGCAACCCAGAAACAGAAACGAATCAATCACAGATACAAATGGAATCACCATACGACGATCAATTGGATCATGGGTCAAGCAGATCCTCTTGGTTTTTTGACCAAAGTCATGCAAGGTGAGGAGATTTTCCCTGTCTACTCAAAAGACGCAGAGGGCAATTCACAGAAGATGGGTGCGATCGCAGCAGATCCAGAGTTGCGAATCATGGCAGCAAAGACACTTCTCGGCAAATGTTTGCCAGATCTCAAGGCAGTTGAGATTACAGCAGAAGTTGAAACAACCAAAGTTCTGGACATCACAAGGCTGAGTGACAATGACCTCAATGCAATTGAACGAGTTCTTGAACACGCTTTCATTGAAGGAAGTGAGAGCGGAGAAGATGAAGAGATCATTGAAGGAGTTTACGGAGAACTCCTGGAGCACGATAGAGCCAGGACGTGAGTTTCACGCCAACTGGCATATTGATGCGATCTCTGAACATCTGCAAGCTGTCGTTGAAGGTGACATCAAGCGACTGATCATTAATGTTCCGCCACGACACATGAAGTCTATCTCGGTTGCTGTGGCATTGCCTGCATGGACTTGGACCATCCAGCCTCAGAAGAGATTCCTGTTCGCATCTTACGCATCATCGCTTTCCATAAGAGACTCGGTAAAGTGTCGTCGGTTGATTGACAGCCCATGGTACAAAGAATACTTTGGTGACTCGTTTGTGCTCACTGGCGACCAGAACCAGAAACAAAGATTTGAGAACGACAAGACTGGTCAAAGGATTGCTACTTCGGTTGATGGTGCATTGACAGGTGAAGGTGGTGACATTATCGTAATTGATGATCCGCACAACGTCCGTGAGGCAGAATCCTCCGCTGTTCGGGAAGGTGTCCTTGACTGGTGGGATCAAGCTATGCAGACTCGTCTCAATGATCCGAAGACTGGTGCATTTGTCATTATTATGCAGCGAGTTCACGAGAATGATCTGACAGGCCACATATTGGCCAATGATCTGGGTAATGACTGGGATCACCTTTGCTTGCCAGCCAGATATGAGATTGGGCATCCTACGCCAACAAAATCAAAACTCGGTTTTACGGATCCGAGAACCAAGGAAGGTGAACTGCTCTGGCCAGATCGTATTGACGAAAAGACACTTGACACGCTTGAGCAATCCCTTGGCAGTTATGCTTCAGCAGGACAGCTTCAGCAGCGACCAATGCCAAAAGGTGGTGGGATCCTCAAAGCTGAGTGGTGGGTTCCATGGGAGCACGAACATTTGCCAGACATTGAATACGTCATTCAATCTTGGGATACTGCCTTCAGCACAAAAGAAAAGACATCTTACTCCGCTCGCACGACATGGGGTGTTTTCCGCAAGAATGGTCAAATCAATGCGATTGTACTTGATATGTGGTATGATCGTGTCACTTACCCTGAGTTGAGACGCATAGCTCAAGAGTCATATATGGACTTTGAACCAGACGCAGTGTTGATTGAAAAGAAAGCCTCTGGTCAGTCGTTGATTCAAGATTTGCGCATTGCAGGTGTGCCAGTGCTTGAGTATTCGCCAGATCGCGACAAAGAAGCACGTGCCCACGCAAGCTCTGCATTGTTAGAAGATGGCAGAATTTACTTTCCATCTGACAAGAAATGGGCTAAAAATTTAATAGACATTTGTGCAGCCTTTCCAGCTGGTGACAATGACGATATAGTTGATACTTGTACACAGGCTTGGTTAAGATTAAGAAAAGGCTGGTTTTTGTCTCATTCTACTGATTACGAAGACGACGATGATCTTCCGAAACAAAAGGTAGCACTATATGGCTGATCCTATCCCTCTGCAGCAACCCAAGATCCCATTTGCCGAGGGAGCTCCGCCAGATGATCTGATGGTAGAGCAGTTCGGTGACGACGAAGTATTGATTGGTGACCCTGCTCTTGACGAGCTAGACAACCCCACAGAGATGACGTTTGATGCCAATCTGGCAGAAGTCATTGAACAGCGCACACTTGATCGCAAAGCCAATACATTGGTCAGATACTACGAAACTGACAAGAATGCTCGCTCTGAGTGGGAGATGCGTTACAAAGATGGCCTGAAGACACTTGATCCTGATGGTGGCCTTGAAGAGGGTGAAGATGAGCGCGCAGCAAGAGGCTTGAGCACAGTTGTTCACCCCATGATGGCAGAGGCTGCTACTCAGTTCAATGCCAGAGCTATTGCTGAATTGTATCCTTCTGGTGGTCCAGTCAAAACGACAATAGTCGGTGAGCCAAACGAAGAAACAGAAGAGCAAGCTCGTCGTGTTCGTGATTTCATGAATTATCAGATCACACAGCAGATGGAGGAGTATTTCCCTGACCTTGATCAGATGTTGTTCCAGCTGCCTCTGGTTGGTCATGCATTCAAGAAGGTCTGGTGGGATGCAAGTCTTGATCGTCAGTGCTCAGAGTTCATACGCGCAGAAGACTTCATTGTCTCGGCAGAAAGCACAAACATCAGCACATCAAACAGATACACCCACATCATCCGCATACCTAAAAACGAATACAACAAGTATGTTGAAGCTGGCTGGTATCTGCCAATTGAGTTTGATGGCAGTTCATACGATCCGTCTGGTGACGTTGTGTCTATGGTCGAAGGTGTTGACCAAGATGGTGATGATGAGAATGATGAGGTCGTGACTCTGCTCGAAATGCACGTTTACGATATGTTTGATGGCATTGATGGGTTCACAGAAGAGGATGAAGACAGTGAAACTGTTGTTATGCTCCCTTATATCATTACTGTTGATTATGACAATGAGAAAATTGTCAGCATCAGACGCAACTGGGAAGAAGACGATGCAAAGAAAAAGAGACGCGACTGGTTCGTCAGTTACAAGTTTCTTCCTGGCATAGGTTTTTATGGCTTTGGCCTTTACCACATGATTGGTGGTCTTGGCAAAGCTGCAACAGGTGCATTGAGAGCTCTGCTAGATTCTGCTGCATTTGCGAACATGCAAGGTGGCTTTAAGCTAAAAGGTCGTGTCAGTGGTGGTGAGATTGACGTCAGTCCTGGAGAGTTCGTTGACCTAGACGCAACTGTCGATGATGTCAACAAGGCAATCATGCCATTGCCGTTCAAAGAGCCATCAAGCACACTCATGCAGTTGCTTGGTTTTATCACAGAGGCTGGTCAAAGATTCGCGAGCACAGCTGATCTCAATGTCGGTGATGTCAATCCCAATGCCCCAGTTGGCTCGACTGTCGCTCTGATTGAGCAAGGCAGCAAAGCATTCTCAGCAATCCACAAACGTCTGCATCACTCACAAGGGCAAGAGTTCAAGTTATTGGCCAAACTCAATGCTATGTACTTGCCAGAGTCAATGCCATTTGCAGTTAGCGGTGCTTCCGAAACTATTTATGCAGCAGATTTCAATGATCGTATTGACATCGTGCCTGTTAGTGATCCAAACATCTTCAGCACTGCACAACGTATTGCTCAAGCACAAGCCATTCTTGAGATGGCAAAATCAGCTCCTCAGCTTCATGATATGTATGAGGCATACAAGCGGATGTATGAAGCTATTCGCATTCCAGGAATTGACGAGATACTGAAGAAGCCAGATGAAGCACCAAGAACAGACCCAATTGACGAGAATCTCTCGGTTATGTATGGCAAGCCGATCCGTGCATTCCCAGAGCAAGACCACGAGTCACACATCGCGGTGCATTTGCAGTTCCTGCAAGATCCATCGTTGGGTGGCAACCCTGCGGCCAAAGCACTGCAACCAATCCTCATTGCGCATGTGGCTGAGCATATAGCTCTGTTGTATCGTCAGCGGATGGAAGCAAGCATCGCTATGCCGTTGCCGAACCTGCCAGACATCCGTGATCCTAAGTTCAAAATGCAGGACATTGACCCACAACTTGACATGCTCATCAGTCAGCGTGCCGCACAGGTGGTTCAAAGCGCACCACAGATGCAACCGATTCGTGCACTTCAAGCCATGGGCAAAGGTCAAGGTCAAAACCCACTGCAATATGCTCAACAGCTCGCTCAACTCGAAGCTCAGGCATTGCAAGCACGAACTCAGGCTGAGATTCAGGCTGATCAAGCCAAGGCACAATCAGACATTCAGATTGATCAGGCCAAGGCAAGACAAGACCTTGAAGTTCAGAAGATGAAAACTCAGGTTGAACTTGAAGCAAAAATCGCTAAACTTGAAGCAGACCTCGCTATTGAGCGTGAAAAGAATGCTATGAAGATGCAGGAGAAAATGATTGATGGATCTGGACCAAGCAATATCTAACATGTATATGCAGGCGATGATGCCCCAACAACAGTTGCCTCCTGTCAATCCTTCTGCGTTTGGTGGGCTTCCTCAAGCACCACAAGGACAAATGCCTCAAGGACAACCAGCGATGCCTCAAGATCAAGGCATGGCACAATATCTCGCAAACAAAGTTGCTGAGATCCGCAGTCGAATGACAGGTGAACCGAGTCAGATGGGTGCACTGAGCCAGATGATGATGCAGCAACAGCAACCGATGCCTCAACAACCAATGAGGGCTATGTGATGGCTTTAGGTGCTTTTGGTAATTTAACTCCTCAAGATTATGAGACCATTTCAAAAGGTTTCCAATCAACAAACCCAGAGCTATCTCTTGGTGGATTAAACATTACAGGAAGAGACCTTGGTTCTTCTCTTTTCAGCGCAATAGCAGGTTCGAATCCAATAGGTCTGGTTCCGTCAGCAGTCAACCTTGGTCAAAGTTATGCAGCAGAACAAGCTGCAGCCAGAGCAATGGGAGTTGAAGATCCAGGATTCTTTGATACTGTCCGTGGGATGGTTGGCGAGTCTTCTTTTGATGCAGCAAGAGCTGCAGCCGACACTAACAAAGATGGCGTGGTAAGCATTAACGAGTCAAGAGCTTTCGGCATAGGCTCTGGCCTTGCTGCTTCCGATGTTGGTGTCACAGAAGGATTCAACTTTGGTAGCACAACGCCATCAGGATTGTATTCGCCAGAAACATTTAATTTCACATCAGCAGTTAATCAGTTCAACACCCCAATGACAATGGCTCCTCTTCAAAGAACAGAAACTCCTGGAGCGGAGAAATCATCCCAACAGAATAGGTCAAATATCTCCAATGCTGCAAATTACGACCCAGATTTTGCAAGAGAGCAAGAAGCAAAAAGGGCAGAAGAAACAAAACAATCGTCAGGCGGTGGCGGTGGCGGGGGTAAATACATCTGCACAGCACTGCATGAGATGGGTGACATGGACTCGCAAGTTTTTGCTTATGACCTACTTTATGGTCAGCTTGTTGATCCTGTCGTTCACTCTGGCTATGCACTTTGGGGCATCCCTCTGGCTGAGAAAGTCAGGAAAAAAGGAATCGTTTACAGAATCGTCAAGCCTTTGGCACTTGCTTGGGCTAATCAGATGTCACACGAGCTGTCTGGTGGCGAAGTTGGTAAAACATCAATCACTGGTCACATATTGATGAAATATGGTGAGAAAATCTGCCGTCAAATCGGTCTTAGGAGAGTTAAATGGCAACTGTCAATATAGGTGATATGGAGGGTCTGCGAGACTCGTTTGAAGAAACAATGGGCTTCCCAGCAGATGCCCCAGGACTTGAGTTAAGCGACGATCAGCTGGCTAACTTTATGCTACTTTGTCACGAAGCAATGCATGGCGAAGGCTATGATGATGAAGGCGAAGAGTACGAAGATGAAGAAGACATGAGCGATGGCAAGATGAAAGTCAAAGTCATGAAGCTCAAAGGTGGTGATGTCCGCTCAATGATGGATGAGTTGTTAGGCGGTCACTGATGCCTGTTCAAAAGGTCAAAGGTGGCTATCGCTGGGGCAAGTCCGGCAAAGTCTACAAGACCAAGGCTGCTGCTGAACGTCAAGGCAGAGCTATATATGCTTCTGGTTACAGAGGGAACAAACGTGGCAACAAAGCGTAAGTTTGCGAAACAACCCAAGACCAAAGGTGGCGTCAACACCAAATACGTCAAAGGTGCGAAGAACAAAAAAGCTGCAGAGGCTGAGATAAAAAGCACCGCCAAGAAGTACAAAGAAGGTAAACTAACTCCAGCTGAGATGGATCGTATCGCCAAAAGGAGATCGAAGAATGTCACAAAAAGCTACAAAAAAGCCAGCGAAAAAAGGAGGAGGAGGCTCGCTTGAGGCTGCTATCGAGAAGTATAGCAAGTCATCAGGGATCTCCAAAGCAAAACTCCGGCAAGTTGCCAAGCGTGGCATGGGAGCTTTTTATTCTTCAGGATCTCGTCCTGGACAGACACCAACCTCTTGGGCCATCGGCAGGGTTCGTTCTTTCGCAACAGGCAAAGGTGGCGCAAGAAAGGCAGATGCTGATCTGCTGAAAGGTGGCAAGAAAAAGACGGGAGCAAAGAAGCGTGGCTAAAGGTGTAAGGCATTTCTTCAAAGACGGGACAGAGCACAAGGGTGGCACTCACAAAGATGCAAAAGGCAAATTGATGTCTGGCGCAAAACACACCTCTAATAGCAAATACCTTTATCACATGAAAGATTTATCAGAACGTGCGAAAGCGAAAGCGAGAAAATCCTGATGGCAACCTACAAAGGACGCAAAGTTTCTCTGAACAAGCCTCGTCGCATCGGCAAAGGCGAGCCAAGCTATGGCAAAAAGAAGTCTGTCGTTTATGTTCAGGACGGTGACAAAGTCAAGCGTGTCACATTCGGTGATCCTAACATGAGAATCAAAAAGAATCAAAAAGGTCGCAGGAGTAACTTCCGATCTCGGCACAATTGTGATAATCCTGGACCAAAGACGAAAGCACGTTATTGGTCATGTAAGGCTTGGTGATATGGCTAAAGCAGCAATTAAAAAAGTAGCAGCAGCTGAAATAAGGGCAGCAAAAAGTTTCCTTGATCGCAGGAAAATAAGTGCTGTTAGTCCTAGACAGTTCGCTATGGCTGCAAAGGAACTTGACAAAGGATTCCAGGACACATTGAATGTTCTGGCTCGTGAATTATCAGGAGGACAGGTCTAATGGCTGAAACACCAAAAACAAACGATCCAAACTACCGTATGGGAATTGCTGCACCAGAAGAGCCAACAATGCGCCAGTCTGTTCAGCAAGCTATCGCTAATTTTCTTTTAGATACAGGCTTGGTCTCAGACAACTACAGAGCACAACGCACTGGCGAAGCGATTGTTGGGACAACACGCGAAGATGCTCCTGCAATGGGCATCGGGCTGACTGACTTCACTCCTGCAGGTCTTGCTTTCATACCAGAAGATGTGAAAGAACAAGCTGATCAAGGCAACTATGTCACAGCAGGGGTTGTTGGTGGCCTCTCTGCACTTGAGGCTTATCCTCTGACTAAAGCACTCGTCAATCCAACTAAAAACTTTTTAGTGAATCTCGCAAGCAAAGCAACACCACAAACTGCTGCATTTGATCAAACTAGACGAGATTTGATGCAAGGGTCGCTTGCCGCAGGAGCCCTTTCAACATTGCCAGTAGTTCAACAAGTCGCGAAAGCCGTTGATGATGCCCCATCTTTTAAGTTTCACGAAGGTCGTCATGCTGGCAATGTTGTTGACAGTCTTGATGGTCTTAATTATTTTGAAGCCATAGATGGTAATTTTATTTACAGGATGATTAATGACAATGAAGCATTAAAATTGGACAATAAACTTTTTGATTATTTGCCTGAAAGTGGTGACGATGTCCAATACATATTGAACAGGAATCCTTCTTTTGCAGGTGATGTGATATCTGCCCTTAAAGGCTCTGATAACGGCAAAAATTTGGATGATTATTTTGAAGGAAAAATAGATTTAGAAGATTTGCCACAAGAAGATAGGGAAATAATAACATCAATACAAGACGACCTCATTGATCAGGAAGTTGAAGTTTTGAGTAGAGAGGCTGTAAGACAAGCAAGGCAAGAATACATTGATCTTGTCGATAATTCTGTGAATGATAAAAGTCTTACTAAATATTTTGACTCTGTCGATGAAAATGTACGTGATTAATTGATATGGCAGCATTGGCAAAGATTCTACCAAGATTGTCGCTCGAAGTCAGAGACTTTATCATGGCTTTGGTCAATAAGTACGAGGCTATGGGAGTTGACACCCCTATCTCAAGCTCCCCGATGGGTGCTGAAGCTGCACAAAAACTACAGAATCTGTATGACAAAGCTCCTCAGCAGTTTTATGCCTACAAACCTGAGTACCTAGAGAAAATCGCGGTAGAAGCAGCAGAAAATCCAGCTAACTCTGCCATAGCTCTCATGGATCCAGCTAATATGAGGACTCTCGCGCCATATCTTTCTGATTCTTCTTTCAGAGAAGGAATGTCTTTTGCTGATAGGAAAGCTGCCATAAGAGAGTTGGTTGAGCAAGGATATCCTCTTGACGATGCTGCAACCTTGATTGTTGAAATGCCTACTAGCCCAGCTTCAGTGAGAGTTGGCTCCAAAGAGGAGCCATTAGCTCAAGTCACAGGTCACGAAGGTCGTCACCGCAGTCGTGTTGCTGAAGACATGGGGATCACTAAAGTCCTTGTTGACCTTTACGACCAATATGGGTCATTTGGTGATAGCATCTCAGCTGAAATGAAGAAAGGCATGCCGATATATGGTCAAGGCGTGCCAGCTACCACACCAATCAAATCATCAGTTACTGGCGAAACGATTACAGCTCCTAAAGCTGGAGACACTCGTGGGATTTTTGAGTTCTTGAGCACATTGGGAGCATTGCCTGTCGGTTATGGCGTACTGAAAAACAGCGGAGCATTGGAAAATGTCAGCGATAGCGAAGCTCTTTGAAAAGTACAGCCCCAAAGCAGTCGCATTTTTAGAGCGAGTCGCCAAAAAATATTTTGACAACATAAATGTTGATGCGTCGCCAGAAGAAATAGAAAAAAGAATGGCTGACTACGATTCTTGGATTGGCCACAGGATCAAGAACATTGATCGTGATTTCCCAGAGGCTTTTGATCAGTACGAAACAGACGCTTTGTTCAAAGCAATAGAGCAAACAGAAATAAGCAATAAATCGTCTCTTGCCATGATGGATCCCAAGAACTTTGAGAAGCTGGCACAACCAATACCAGATGAGTTCATGGATTATGGTCATGGCATGCCGATGCCAGAGAATCCAGAGATAAAAACATCAAGAGAAAAGGTCAAGTATCTGACAGAAGCATTCTCTGAGGGTCAACCTGTTAAAAACATACCAGCTTACTGGATGCAGACAGTCACTAGGCCATTTGATGCTGGAGGCGAGGTAATATCGCCAAATGACCCAAATTATCTCAACAAGATTCTTGAATATTGGCAGATGTCAGGTCACGAAGGTCGCCATCGCAACAGAGCATTGATAGGTGCTGGTAAAGACAAGTCTTTGGTCAAAGTCTACCACCCATCAGTAGCAACCCCAAAAGAAACACCAGATGCTCTTATTAAAAGTGAGCGTCCTTATGATGGTGAAGAGGGAGCTCCATCAGAGATTCGTGGAACTGTTTCCGATTATTTAAAATTTTTAGGATTTGGAGGTCTTGCTGCGTTGCCTGCGACACAACAAGATTTTCCAATAAGTCCGTGATGTTGAACAGAGCGGCATTTTCACAACTAGTGAGTAAAAAAGGAGGCAAAGCCATGAATGATTATGGTAAGAAGCCAAAGAAGAAAATGATGACTAAGAAAAAGCCAATGGCAAAGAAGTCAATGGCAAAGAAAAAGTCTGGAAAAAAGAAAGGATATTGATATGAGCGACCAGAAGAAGGAAAAAGAGGAACAAGTCGTCGAGGTCTTTGTTTCTGGCGTGTCAATGTCCGGTAAAGCGGAGATTAACAATGACAGTGAACGATCTACTGAGAATGATCAAGAGCAATCTGACGGAGAAAAAGTCTGAGTTAGCTAGCCTGATGGTCGATGGTCGCATGTCCGACTTTGAGACTTATCAAAGAAGTGTTGGTATAGCAGAAGGTCTAGAAATAGCCAAAGCGATTATCGACGAAACAATGAAACAAATAGATGAAGAGGATGTATAGCATGTCTCATCCGCATGAACAACTGATAACCGACGAAGATTCGGAACAGACGCTAGGAAGTCATCAATTTCCCAAGCCTCTCGGCTGGAAAGTCTTGGTTCAGCCTAATCAAGCCAAGAAAAAGACTGCGGGAGGCATCATTTTGTCTACCCAAAGTCAGGAAAACGAAGAATACCTAACAGCACACGGAACAATACTTTCTCTCGGACCAACTGCCTACAAAGACAGGGATACTGGTCAATCTTGGGAAGGTCAATGGCCGGATGTGGGCGACAGAGTCACATATGGTAAATATGCTGGCCAGAAGCTCGTAATAAATGGAGTCAAATTGTTGTTACTCAATGACGACGAGATCACATCGATCTTGCCTGAGGGTGCCAACATAACGACTTATGTCTAGGCGATAACTTGGAGACGCCACCATGGAAAAAGCACTTGAAGAAATTCAAAAACAAATAGACGGTTTCAAACAAGATGAAGAATTCGAGATTGAGGTCGAGGAAGAGGCTCAAGAAGAAGTTGCAGAGCAACCAGAGGAGCCAGAGCATTCTCCTGAAGAACAAGAGTTTGGAGAAGAAGAGTACAGCAACAAAGTCCAAAAACGAATTAAAAAGCTCGTGGACCAAAGACGAGAAGCAGAGCTGCAAGCTCGTGGCTATCAAGAGCAGATGGCTCAACTGCAGTCTCGTCTTGAACGATTGGAGCAAGGCAACACTCATCGTGCTGAAAATGAGTTTAATCAGCGTTATGAGCAAACTAAGCAAGCCTTGGCACAAGCTGTTGAAAATGGCGACACACAAGCGCAGTTGAATTTCACTGAGCAGTTAGCAGATATGCGTGCTGCAATGCGTGTTGCTGAACTACAACGCCAAGTCCAAACACAGCAGTCTGCATCACCCACAGTTGGTCGTGCACAACAGGCTGCAGCAGCACCTGCACCAAAAAAAGCAATGAGTTGGTGGGAAAAGAACAGATGGTTCAACTCTGCTGGCTTTGAGCGTGAAACTGCTGCAGCGCGTGCGATTGACGTCCAATTAGACCTCGAAGGATATGATAAAAACTCCGACGAGTACTATGAAATATTGGATAATCGTTTACAAAATGTTTTTCCCGAGCTAAAATCAGATCAGAGTAAGCCTGCACCTAAGACTAGAAGCAGAGCACCAGTCGCCCCAACTGCTGGCGGGTCTCAGCGAGCTTACAAAGGTAACAGGGTTCGTCTTACGCAAGATCAACTCAGAATGGCAAGGGAACTTGGCATAACAGATGAAAAAGGTCTCAAGCAATATGAGCGCGAGATCCGTAGTCAACAGAGGAACTGATCATGGCACAAGCTAGAAACGTAAGGGCAAACGAATCCCGACCAGAGATCCGTGCGGAAGAGGCAAGGCCAGAAACTGCATGGAAACCACCATCACTGTTGGACGCACCTGATCCTCGCCCAGGAATGGTTCAACGGTGGATTGCTACCTCGATTCAGGGTAGGGATAATCCAGACAACGTATACAAACGTATGCGTGCGGGCTGGGAACCACGCCCTGCTGATACTGTGAAAGATAAGAGATTCCCAACTATCAATCATGGACAGTGGGCAGGCTGCATTGGCGTTGAGGGTATGCTGTTGTGTGAAATGCCAGAAGAAAAGTATCATTCTATGAAAGATTACTATCGTGGCAGAAACGACAGTCAAAACCAATCAATCCAAGGTGAGCTTGATGCGTTAGGCAGGAACGCTGGGCTACCTATTCAACAGAATAGGCAGTCATCCGTAAGTCGTGGCCGAGATGTCTCGGTTATGGACGATTGATAAATAGGAGTGTCGAAAAATGGCAAACGTAGATGCCGCATTTGGGTTCGTCCCAGTTCGCCACATGAGTGGTTATGCACCTCGTGCTAACAAGTACACTATCACTTCTGGCTTAGCTGAAAACATTTTCAGCGGTGACGCAGTCATTTTGGCTGCAGATGGTACACTGCAACCTGCAGGTGCTACAGAAGTAAATGTAATCGGTGTATTTGCAGGAGTTTCATATACTGCTTCTGATGGCTCATATGTTTACAGTGAGTATTGGCCAAGTGGAACTACAGCAACGGATATCGTAGCATACGTCTACGACGATCCCTACACTGTGTTCAAAGTCCAATCTGCAGGTTCACCTGCTCAGACCAACATCGGCAACTGTGCCGATATCGTGGCTGGCACTGGATCAACTTTGACAGGCCAATCTGGCTTTGAAATTTCAGGAACTATGGCAGCAGGAACTGCTCAAACAAAGATTCTGGCTCTTTATGATGCACCAGAAAATGCGTTTGGCGCCAATGCAGTCATGGAAGTGCTTTTGAATGAGCACCTTCTGAAAGATTCAGCTGGTATTTAAGAGGAGAATGAACAATGGCAATGAATAGAGCACAATTTGCAAAAATGCTCGAGCCAGGACTAAACACCCTCTTTGGCCTCGAGTATGATCAATATCCACCAGAGTGGCAGGCAGTCTTTGAGACTAGCACTTCACAGAAGGCATTTGAAGAAGATGTCCTTTTGGAAGGCTTCGGCAATGCTCCTGTAAAATCTGAAGGTTCAGCAGTTTCTTATGACGCAGCAAGCCAGCAATGGACTGCTCGCTATCAGCATGAGACAATTGCACTTGCTTTCAGCATTACAGAAGAAGCTGAAGAAGATGGTCTTTATGGCTCAATCGCCTCTCGTTACACCAAAGCACTTGCCCGCTCAATGGCTTCGACCAAAGAGATCAAGGCTGCTAACGTATTGAACAATGCGTTCACAGGTTCAGGTGTAACTGGTGGTGATGGCGTCACGCTGTGTAATACTGCGCACCCGACTCGTTCTGGTGATCAGGCTAACACACTGACGACTGCTGCTGACCTTTCAGAGACTTCTCTGGAGCAAATCCTCATCAACATCGCTGACATGAAGGACGACCGTGGTCTCCGTATTGCAGCACAAGGTACAATGTTGGTTATTCCAACTGCGTACACTTTCGTTGCTGAGCGTCTGCTTGAGTCTCAGTTGCGTACTGCAACAGCAGATAACGACATCAACGCGATTCGTTCTGGTGGCTACCTGCCACAAGGCTATCACGTTATGCGTCGTCTGACTGATTCAGATGCATGGTTCGTCATGACTGACGTCCCTGACGGTCTGAAGCACTTCCAGCGTTCTCCATTGAAGAAAGGCATGGAAGGCGACTTTGAAACTGGGAATGTCCGCTACAAGGTGCGCGAGCGTTATTCGTTCGGCTTCACCGACTGGCGCGGTATCTTCGGTTCTGAAGGAGCATAATGATAGGGGGAGCTTCGTGCTCCCCTTTTTATCCCTGACTGCTTCGGCAGACACTAGCCACGACAGGAGATGATGACATGGCTTTTACAACTTTCTCAGGACCAGTCCGGTCTGAGCGTGGTTTCACAGCGAAAGGTTCAAACTCAGTTGTTGAAATCACAGCAGAAACAACCCTCACATATAACGATCATGTTGGTCGTATCATTGAAGTAAATGATGCCGATGGTGCAGTTACACTGCCATCAATCACGACAGACACAATCGGTGCTGTTTACAAATTTTTTATCGGAACGACTGCTTCTGATCTTGACATCAAAACTGATGGCACAGATAAATTTGTAGGAAATCTGGTTCTGGCTGCAGCGGCAACTTCACAGGCTCGTGGCTTCGCTCCAGGAGCGACTAACGACGTGATCTCAATGAATGGCACTACAACAGGTGGCATCGCTGGTTCTTATTTAGAAGTCACAGCACTAGCGACAGCAGAGTACTTAGTCACGGGTGCGCTACTTGCTTCTGGAACTATTGCAACTCCATTTGCTGACGCATAAGGAGTAGGTCATGGCTGATATCGTAACTACAACTACGATAGCCGATAACCCTCGAGAGGCTGTGTTCTCTTTTCAATATCAGTATGTTGATACTGGTAATGAAAGTGCGGTCACTAAGATCGATGTATCGTCTTTAGAGACAAGCTCAAATGGCGATACATGCACAGGCGTTAGGATACTTGAATGCTGGTGGATCATTGAGGGCTTGACGGTTGAGGTGTTGGCTGACGCCACCACTGACGTAATCATCATGCACTTAGCAGAGAGCCAGCAGGGATATCACAACTTTGAAAAGTTCGGTGGCCTCCCATCAAGCTCCTCTTACGGAGCAAGCCCGACAGGTGATATAAAATTCACCACAACAGGTTCTGCTGCTGCCGGAGATGCTTATCAAGTGGTCCTAAGGGTGGCTAAAGAGTACTAAGGAGAGACGAATGGCTCAAGTATCATCAATCACAAGAGTTGGCACATCAGAGCCATTCGAACTCCAAGTTGCTCGTGGGCAAATAGCTTTCCATGAAACTGTGTTTAAATTTGGT